CAAATTTTATTTTTTATAACTATAATACAATATACCTTTTAATCATAAAACTTGTCAACACCAGTATAAAGCGATGACATCAAATTTAAGCCCGATTGCTCGCTCAAACTCGCTCAAACTCGCTCACATTTATCCTTACCACTTGACAAATTAAAAAATGTATTGTATAATATTTATTGACTAAATTGTAAACTAATTGTAAATCAATTATGAAACGTAAAAGACCACACAATTTTACCATTGGAAAGGGTATGGATTTTGAACCAGAAGAGTTGGAGAAACTCTTGAAAGGCAATGCTCTCTCTCCCGAAGAAGTTGTAAAGGGACTGAATGAATTGATTCGGAGCACCGACAGGGATGATGTGAAGTTTAAGGCATATGAGATGGTGATGTGGTTTCAATCTCAATGCGAACAAGCAAGGGCGGTAAGAGAGAGAAAAACACAAGGCCAGAAAAATCCCTATACTCACTTGACCGATGAAGAACTCAAGAGAAGATTTAGAGCAGTTACTACTTGAAGCCGAGAGGCGAAAAGGGCTTAAAGATTTGTTATGGTTCTCAAAGGAAATTCTCGGTTTCAAAAAGATAGAAAAATCTGTTCACTCCCACCTAATAAAACTTCTTTGCAACAAAACTGCCAGAAAACTTTTCTTACTTCCACGTGGTAGTTTCAAAACTACGATTGCCACTATTAGTTACTCTATTTGGCGAATCATAAAAGATAGGGATATTAGAATTCTTATAGATGGAGAAACTTTTACAAAGGCAGGAAAGTATGTCAGTGCTATTCGGGAACTATTAGAGCAAGATGAATTGCTTCTGCATTTGTATGGCTCTTTTTGGGGCGACTTTTGGACAAGATGCGAATTTACTGTTTCTGGAAGAGCAGAGCATTATAAAGAGCCAACTGTTACTGCTGGTTCAATAGAGCATACAAAAGTCGGTATGCACTATAATTTGATAATAGCAGATGATTTGGTAAGCGACCAAAATATTGGCACTAACGAACAGTTGGAGAAGACAATACTCCACTACAAATATCTTCTATCATTACTTGAACCAAATGGCATTTTGATTATCATAGGCACAAGATGGCACTACAACGATTTGTATGGGTATATTATTGACAATGAGATAGGGAAACACGCTGTTAGTTTTGGTTGGGACTATTACCTTGAAAAAGCAATTAGAGATAATGGTTCTCTTTTCTTTCCTCATCGCTTAACACAATCATTTTTGGATAGGATGAAGTATGCTCAAGGAAGTTATCTTTTCAGTTTGCAGTATCAGAACGAACCAGTGAGCCAAGAGGATGCTGTGTTCCCTAAAAAATGGATAACATATTACCATCAACTTCCAGAACATTTAAGAATGACAATGACGATTGACCCTGCATTGTCTACGACCAGAACGGCAGATTATACTGGTATAGTTATTTGTGGAACGGATAAAGAGAAAAACATTTATGTCGTGGATTATGTCAGAGCAAGATTAAATCCTACTGCTTTTATAAATAAAGTTTTTGATTTATTTGAAGAATATAAACCTATTGCAATTGGAATTGAGACGGTAATTTTCCAAAAGATATTAAAATACTCTCTTATGGAAGAAGCACAAAAGCGTGGTGCTTATCTTCCGTTACGGAAACTATCGGGGGAAAAGACAAAAAAGGATAGAAGGATTCAGGCATTAGTTCCGTATTTTGAACACAAGAGAATTTTCATACGACCGACTATGACAGAGTTGGAAGATGAGTTGTTGCGTTACCCGAAGTTGAAACACGATGACTTGATAGATGCTTTGTCTTTTCAAATTGAACTTTGGAGACCAATAATGGAGAGTGATACGGAATTATTGTCAGAGAATAGTTTTACAAAAATTTGGCAGAAAGCAAGAAAATTTTATGATGAGACGATAGGCAGAGAAGAGCCAAGAGAATTTTATATTGGTAATGAGAGGTTATACTAATGCCAAAGACAAAGAAGGAAATTTGTAGAGAGTGGCAACAGAAAATAAAAGTAGCACAAAACTTTCGTGAGAAGAATTATGATACTAATTGGAAGAGATGGTATAGTTATTTTAAGAGCGAATTTTATCCAAAGGTTTTTAAACAACAAGATAGGTTGATAGCAAATTATATCTTCTCGCTTATCAAGTCGCAACTTCCACAACTATATTACAAAAATCCGAATGTTATTGTTACTCCGAAACGCCCGCAGGATGAGCCGACAGCAGAACTTGTGGAGAATGTTATCAATTATATTTGGGGCGAAATAGATTTGAAGACAGAAATCAAACGGTGTGTTTTAGATGCTCTGATTTATGGCGTTGGATGGATGAAGCAGGGTTGGTGGGGTAAGACAGAGAAAGTAAAAAATGAGAGCGGAGAAGTGAATGTAAATATCAAAAAGGGAGAAATTTTTGGTTATCGGGTCAACCCCTTTGATGTTGTCATTGACCCAGAGGCAAAGTCAGTTGAAACTGCGAAATTTCTCGGCACACGTATTTTAAGAACGATGGATGAATTGAGAGCAAATCCTAATTATGATGTCCATATATTGAATAAAATTCCTGCGACCACTGCTATAAAATCTGAATATCTTACGGTGGGGGAAGAGCAAGGGGTAGAAGGCAATAGATGGACGGATAGATATAAAATATGGGAAATTTATAGCACTATTGATAATAAGATTATTGTGCTCTCCGAAAATATAGATGAACCACTTCGTTATGATGATAACCCATATGAGATGGAAGGTTTTCCACTTGAGATGCTTGGATTTACTACCGACCCCGAATCCCCATATCCTATTAGCGATTTGCTTGCATTAGAACCATTGCAATTGGAACTTAATAAAATCAGAACAATGATTGCAAGACATATGCGTAGATTTAATAGGAAATATCTTTTTGATGAAACGCAAATAAGTAAAGACGCTGTGGAGAAGATGGCACATGGTGAGGATGGTGCTTGTATTGGAGTGAAAGGTGACCCAAAATTAGTTATCCCACTTATAGATGCACCGCTTCAGGCAGAAGTTTACCGAATGGAGGCAATTGTAAAGGAGGATTTGCGTGAGGGAAGCGGGATGAGCGAACTTTATCGTTCTGGAACTCCAATGAAGGGGATGGGAACTGCAACGGAAGCGATGATAGCACAACAAGGACAAAAAGCAAGGATAGATGATAAATTGGATAGTGTGCGTTGTTTCTGTAAGAATATTGCACGGAAGATGGTTCAACTTGCGAAGCAGTATTATAATCAAGAGAGAGTGATTCGTATTGTTGGTCAAGATGGGGAAATAAAATGGACTGGTTTTACTAAAGAAGATATACAAGGTGAGTATGACATAGATGTTGAAGTTGCCTCTACTGCACCTTTATCTGATGAATTGCGTAGAATGCAAGCATTAGAGTTGTATAGATTGCTCTCCAAGGAAGAGATGGTTAATAGGAGAGAACTTGTAAAGGAAGTTTTGAAGTCATTCCACATACGGAACTTGAAACGTATAATGCCAGAACCGAAAGAGATAGAACCTACGCCAGCAGATTTATCTTTGATGGGCGGAGAGCAACCATCACCGCAAGGGCAATCACCGCTTGGCGGTATTCCTTTGCCTACTCCTGGAAGAGGTGCACCGATAGGAGAGGTTGATGCACGTAGACGTTTGCTCACTTCTGGTTTCGGTTCGCTTGGTGGCGGACATAATTTGCCAGGTCTTTCCTCGGAACGTATTGGGGGTGGATAATAAAGAGTGAGCAATACTGGTAAGTATCGTTATGATAGAGAGATGGGCAAGGTCGTGAAGATAAGCGATGATATCCCAAAAGTGAGATTCTTTGTTTATGGATTTGAGGAAAAATCTTATCATAATCTTGGTGATGTTCCAATTTATTGTGATACTAAACGGAAATTACGCTATGAGATGGATAAAAGAGGATTAAGACAAAGGTAGGATAAGTATATGCCATATAATTTGTTACGTAAGGGTGGGAAATTTTGTATGCGGAGTAAACGCACAGGAAAAACTTATTGTTATTCAACAAGACAGGCAAGAGCCAGAGGGATGCGTTTACACGAAGCATTCTCTCACGGATTCGTTCCAACGAGGGCAAAATGAAAAATGCACGAAAAGCAGGAAGGCAGAGAGTGCTTGCTAAAGTAATTACACCAGCAGTTTTGAAATGGCGTAAGAAAAAGAAACGTGGTGCTATTATGAAACCATCTACTTTTAAGAAAATAGTTGGTAAGAGTAAAGAGAAGTATGGTAAAACCCGTGCTACAAAAATTGCAGGTTCTGCATATTGGAGAACAGTCCAATCAAAATATAAAAAGAGGGGAGAATAAGATAACTATGTTTCTTAAAGAAGATAAAAAGGCAAGAGTCGGAGTGCTTGGAGATTATATTCAAAATAGTAATAATCAAGGACAAGAATCAGAATCTACACTCAAAGAAAAAGAATCGCAAATTACTCAACCAAAGCCAGAGAAGTTGGCTGGCTTTGAAAAAATAGACGTGCTCTTTGACGAGGCAAAGTTGGAGTTTAAGAAAACTCGTAACTTTAAGATTATCGTTGAAGAGTTGGTAACAAAATTACAAGCACTTGTAGGCGAAGCCAAGACCTTGGAGGGTGCCTACGAGCAAGCGAAACAAAAGGAGGCAACAAAATGACGAACCCTCAAGGGCAACCGCCAGCAAAAGAAGCAAACGTAGAACAAGAAGGCACAGACAAAGAAGGGGTTG